ATCAGCATGGATGATCTTGTCGAACAATTGCTAGATGATCACCTCGACGGTGATGAAGGCGAGGGTGAAGGTGAGGGTGAAGGTGAAGGCGACAACGGCAAGAAGAAAGGCAAGCGTCCCAGCATGACACCTGAGGAGCGCGAGGCTCTCAAGCAAGAGATCAAGCAGGCTATCATCAATGCCGCTAATGGTGCTGATGCAGGTAGTCTGCCTAAGGGTGTCGAACGTCTTATCAAAGATGTCACGGCTCCTGTCATGCCCTGGCGCGAATTGATTCAGACTAATTTGACTAGTGCTATCAAGACTGACTTTAGTTTCATGCGCCCTTCGCGCAGAGGTTGGCATATGGATGCTATCATGCCTGCTATGACGCCCGGTGAAGAAATTGACGTTGATGTTTTCATTGACTTGTCGGGCAGTATCAGCACTGAGCAGGGTCGTGCTTTTATCAGCGAAGTGGCAGGAATGATGAGCGCATTCGATGGCTATCGTATCAATATCGCATGTTTCGATACTGAGGTTTACAACCCACAAACTTTCACTAGCGAGAATCTCGAAAGTGTTGATCAGTATGAATTGGTGGGCGGTGGTGGTACAGACTTTGATTCAATCTTCAACTTTTTGAAGAAAGAAGGTCGAGTGCCCAATCGATTGATCGTGTTCACTGATGGTTACCCCTATGGTAGTTGGGGTGATAGTGATTATTGTGATACGACATGGATCATTCATGGTGATCCTAATCCGAATCCCCCGTTCGGTACTTTCGCACTCTACGATGATCATAAAAAGCGTTGAGGAGATAACGATATACGAATCGCCGGATGGTGGCAAGACTGTCTATGCTAGAAAGAGCGGCGAAACAGAAAGAACTATGATCATAGAAGATCCAGGTAAGAAGGATCGTGATCGTTGGTTAGAATGGCGTGACATACTTGAGGCTAGCAAAGATAATACTGCATTAGCCGATCAAATAGAAAAGGCTGAAATGATATGGCATCTAACAAAAAATCCGTGAAAAATTTCATTGCTATGTGGGACAATCAGGGCTTGGAATGTATCTTTGATGTTGATGCCGAAATGGCTCAACGCGATGCCTATGAAAAGCGTAAATTATGGAACATACTGAAGGACGAAAAAATGTTAGAATATCGTCCAAGCATTCCTTTACAAAGTATGATACTACGCGCCAAATATAACAGCCAGCGTCATTATGAAATCTATCAGTTTGTTACTGATGGATTAGATATGGATGATGTAAAATCTATGTTTGAAGATAGCCCGCAATTCATCGTAAACCATATTCGTAAGAACGGTAAAAAGATTTATAGCGACCGTTTAGAACAACATAGGGTTGTAATTACATGATGCTAGTTGGTACAAGTTTAGGCGGATGCTTGAAATCTATCATGGCGGGCGAAGTGTCCGAGGATGATGTTCTTTGCATCATTAGCAGAACTAAGTGCGGCGACCTAGAAGGACTGATGGTTGTTGTAGAAGATTACCACGGTCGTGGAAACAATCATGCTTTCATGTCCTCTAATTATGATTTTACGGGTATTGATCTGGATGAATTAAAAATGTTGGCTCACAGATTATATGAAGCCGGAAAAATACATCAGCCCAGATTGTATAATAATGATGGAGGCTTTGTGCATCCCGAACTAGTCAGAGATCAACTGTGGCTTGAGATCGCGCCTAGAGTCAATGATAATCCTGCTGTGCTAAATGCTTATAATCATTATAAGATGCTGAGGACATTAACTGATGATTGATATCAATTTACATACTTGGTTTCAAGAGAGAGAAATGGGTTTTTGCCCCAAACATTTTGTAATGGTTAATACTCCTGTTACTACTGAATCTAAGATGTGGATATTAGAAAGATTGAGGGGCAGATTTTATATTTTGGGTAGATACACTTCTTATCCTACACCAACGCAATTAAATTTACCTGCAAAGTACGCAAGAACGATATACACTATTCCAACGTTACAACCTGATATCCCGTTTTTCGAAGATCCTGAAGAGGCTATGTTATATGAACTTACATGGTCGTAAAATAAATTCAGTGAACTATAGCACTTATTAAATACAACACAACTGAGGAGAATATATATATGGCTTTTTTAAGACACATTGGTAAACATGGTGACCGTAAGGTAGCAATAGTGTTTCGTGAAGTACCCGGCGAACCGCACATGGCGCTTGTCGTATACACAGAAGTACTAGGACAGAATATCCATGATCCATTAATGGCTTGCATCGAAAGTGACATCGGTCAGAACAGCGAAGACCTTGCTCTCGCACTTAACCGTACTCACACTAAAGACGGAAACATCATACTTCAAAAATTACATGCTGAAGGAATGTTGAAGAAGATTCGTACTGAACTTGTTGTCATGACCCCACAGCCAGGCACACAAATCAAGTTAGATGAACTCAACAAGATCCTTGATGAAATGAAGCAAGGCGAACAGGCTGTCAAGAAGTTGACTGAGATGGATGCTAGCATGGGAATGCAAGATTCATTACAAGTCGCTAAACGTTTGCGCGGTGATCAACGACCTGCTCCAGCCGGTTCAGATGCGGCACTCAATGCGGCAGCGGCACTACTTGATGATAATGGACTTGCGACTAGTTTGCGCCAACAAGCAGAACGCATGGATCGTGAAGCAAAAGGCTTATTGGCTGAGTCAGCACGTTTATTGAAGGAAGCGGCTGCATTAGATCCAGTAAAAGCAGTCAAAGAATCAGCGAAATCAAAAAAGACTGCAAAGGCTGAGGTCACAACGGCGAGAAAGACAAGAGCAAAAGTAACGGTATAATTATAGATCATGTCCCCAGAATTTATTAGACAGTGGGAACATATAATCGATGATGTTGATAAGCAAAAGATACCTGTACAGTTTATATCAAAGTTGATCATTAGACTTCAAGGTAAACGTCAGCAAACTATCAACATCAAGCGGTTCCTTAATCAAGGCTTGGCTCCTGAACAAATCGAAGAAGCAGTCAGTAGAAAACTGGCTGAATACGATGACCACATCGCAAGTGTAGAATTCGTATTAAACATTGAAAGCATAGCAGAAGCAGTTCAACCTGAGACAGATAAACTTTTAAAAAATTTTAAATGAAACAGTATCACGACCTATTAGAAGATATTCTGAAAAATGGTGAGTCTAGAGATGATCGAACTGGCGTGGGCACTATTAGTGTTTTTGGTCGCCAGCTTCGTTTTGATCTTGATTCCGGTTTTCCAGCAATCACTACAAAGAAGTTGGCTTGGAAGGCTTGTGTTGGCGAGTTACTTTGGTTTCTTGAAGGTAGCAACGATGAGCGTAGACTGGCAGAGATCACGCATGGGTCGAAAGAAGGTAAAGTAACCATTTGGACACCAAATGCGTTAGCACCCTACTGGAAATCTAAAGCAAAGTTTGAAGGTGATTTAGGTCCTGTATATGGAGTGCAGTGGCGAAAGTGGGAAGGTCCTAGATGGGGTAGCCTGATTGATCAAGTATCTAATCTAGTTGATTCATTGAAGAATGATCCTAACAGCCGCCGTCATATCATAAGCGCATGGAATGTGGGCGAACTAAAGGACATGGCATTACCTCCCTGTCATGTGATGAGTCAGTATTATGTGAGCAAGGACAACAGGCTAAGTTGCCATATGTATCAGCGTAGCGTGGATGTGTTCTTGGGCTTACCGTTCAACATAGCGAGTTATGCATTATTGACACACATGTTAGCACAAGTATGTGATCTTAAGGTTGGCGAATTAATAATATCAACGGGCGATACCCATATCTATAAAGATCATGTCGAGCAGGTCAATGTGCAATTGAGCCGTGAAGAATATCCTTTACCTGCATTGTATTTGAATCCTGCTGTGAAGGATATCAACAGTTTCACTATGGATGACATCAAGTTGCAAAACTATCAGAGTCATGATAGTATCAAGGCTGTGATGGCAGTATAATATGCAAGAAGTAATAGTACATCAAATAAGAATGGGTGATGTAGAAGATCCTGATCTTTTTGTCGCTGAACCCATCTGGAAGTGGCAACAATCAGATGAAGGTAAATGGATCATGGAGAAAAGCAAACAGCAACCCATGTGGAAACGCCATATAGACCCTAGTACTTATGGATATATGTATACGATACATGCATGGCTAGATGGGCAAGATTTAACATTTTGGAAATTAAAGTATGAGTGACATATTAGTGACCGGTGGCTATGGTCTTATTGGCCACAACGTAGTTAGAAGACTTAAAGATTTAAAACACCGTGTCATGGTTGTTGATACTGAAACTAATTATGGCATCATACCTCAAGATGAGATTGATTATCTCATGTTTGAGCGCAAAAAGAAGACCGGCATTGTCGAGAATGTCAAGTTCGACATCAGCGACAGGTTCTTGATGCATCAAGTCTTTAAAAGATTTCAGCCTGATATCGTTATACACATGGCAAGTTTTCCTAGACAGAAAGTTGTCAACGCTAACCCTCCGTATGGTGCTAAGGTTATGAGCGAAGGTTTGCTCAATCTATTAGAAGAAAGCAAACTAGGTTGTGTTAAGAAATTCATCTATATCAGTTCAAGTATGGTCTACGGTGACTTTACTGATGATGTGACGGAAGATGCTAATTGTAATCCTCAAGGACAATATGGCATCATGAAATTAGCAGGAGAATGGCTTGTCAAAGATTACTCGCGCCGAGGTTGTTTTAAGCATACTATCATTCGTCCTAGTGCTGTATACGGCCCACTTGACGTTGAAGATAGAGTTATTGCGAAGTTCATGCTTACAGCAATGCGCGGAGGTGTGCTTAATGTTAATGGAGCCGGAGAGACCCTCGACTTCACCTACGTTACCGATGCCGCTGACGGCATTGTTGCAGCCGCACTAAGTGAAAACACTAACAATAAAACATATAACATCACAAAGAGCCATAGCCGTACACTACTTGAGGCCGCTGAATTGGCAGTCAAGATCGTGGGTAAAGGTTCAATCAATGTGCGTGATAAGGATGCTGACTTCCCCAGTCGCGGCGCATTGAACATTGACGCTGCCAAACGTGATTTTGGTTATGATCCTAAAGTCGATGTAGAAGAAGGCTTTCAAAAATATTACGAGTGGCTAAATAATAGCCAGTTTTGGATTCAAAAAATTGAATGAATCGATCTTATTGCTCTCTTGCCTGGTTAGGAATCACTACTGATCCTGATGGATCATTAAGACCATGTTGCGTGAGTAGCGATAAGATACTTAAAGATGACGGCTCTACATATAATCTAGGTGTCGATAAACTAGACACTATCTATAACAGTAATTTTTACAAAAATCTCAGGCAGAAAATGCTTGACGGGGAATACATACCTGGATGCGAGACTTGCTATAGTAATGAGAAGTACGGTAGAGAAAGTCGTAGATTGATAAACAATGATCTTTTTTCTGATCAAAATTTCACAGACACACAAGCAGAATTAAAGATACAATATCTAGACATAAGGTTGGGCAATCAGTGCAATCTAAAATGCAGGATGTGTAGCCCTGCAAATAGTAGCATGATAGAAGAAGAATTTATTCAGAATCCTTTGCCAGTATTAGATCGCTTTTATCTCAAAAATGAGATAACCGTTAAAGATTGGTTTGAAACAGAAACATTCGATGATAACGTAAATCCACAGATAAGCAATCTAGTCACGATATACATGACGGGCGGAGAACCTACACTCATCAAAAAGAATTATGATATCATGCAACGTTTGATAGATACAGGTCAAAACAGTAAAGTGACATTGATCATCAATACTAACATGACTAATACCAATTATAAATTTTATGATCTCATTAAAAGATTCAATAAAGTAATCATACAGATGAGCATAGATGCTATTGGTGATCTGGCTACTTATATAAGATACCCAACAGAATTTAAAACAGTAGATAAGACTATCAATGATCTGTTATCGTTGGGTAACAATATCACGTTACGTGCAGGGCCTGTCATACAAGTATTGAATCTCAATAAGTTAGTAGATATGTTTGAATATTTTGAATCATTCAACAGGAAACATAAAAAACAAGTTATCGACATAAGACCTGGATTCGTGTTCATGCCTGAATACAACAATATCGTGTATCTGCCTAAAGAATATAAGATGGAATGCTATAGAAAAGTTTATATGTGGATGTTGGAGAAGTGTCAATATCAATCACAGCAGTTCAAGAATACTATCAATGCATTGAAGGGCAAATGCTATGAAGATAGTTTAGATGTTTCAAAAATAAAAGATTTTTTAGAATTCAATACCGCACTAGATAATATAAGAAACATGTCTTTAGAAAATAATAATATAGAATTATATGAGGCTATAAAACACTATGCATAACATACCTCATTTTGGGTTGGCTAGACAATATCGCAATATCAGAAATGAGTTGCTTGATGCTACTGATCAAGTATTGAAATCCGGAGAATTGATGAATGGCCAATTCACAAGTAAATTTGAAACTTGGTTGGCTATGAAAACACAAACTTCATATGCATTGACTGTCCATAGCGGTACACAAGCATTAGAGATCATAGCAAGATTTCATCTTGAACCCTATAAAACGATGTTTGATATAACTCCTAAAGTAAAGATTCCTAATATAAGTTATATCGCAACATTGAATGCATTCGTGAACGCAGGTTGGGAGATAGAGTTAGTAGACACAGATAAAAATGGCTTGATAAAACATAAAGAAGATGAACTTGATGATGTAGTAAATTCTGTCTGCTTAGTAGGATTGTATGGGGCTAATCCAAGTGGTAGTAGTATATTCAATTCGACAATCGTAGACGGGGCACAACATTGGTTAGTTGCTGATAACATCGGTGATGGTATGGCTATCAGTTTTGACCCTACTAAGAATCTGCCTGCTAGCGGCAATGGTGGTGCTATAGTTACCAATGATAGGCAATTATGGGACTTTGCATACAGTTATCGCAGTAATGGGAAACATGAACACGAAACGCACGGAACCAATAGCAGAATGAGTGAGCAAGAATGTGCGCAGATACTTGTCAGAGCAAGGCATTTAGATAACTGGCAGTGGCGTAGGAAAGAGATACGACATTATTATCTAGACGAATTCAAAAACTTACCTTTTCATTGTTTGAGTAGAGATCATCTAGTACACGCAGATCAAAAATTTGCCATCTATACTGAAAAGCGAGACGGATTGAAAATGTATCTGGGGGATAAACAGATAGAAACAAAGATTCATTATAAAAAAGCACTAAGTGAATATCCTATCGCTAAAGATTTGTCTAAACCTGATATGTTAAGCACTAGTGTTATGTTGACGAGGGGATTATTGAGTTTACCTATATATCCTGAGTTGACAGATAGTGAAGTAGAATATATCGCCGAACAAGTAAAGAACTTTTACAACACTATTTGTTAAGTTCGTCACTGATCTTCTTTTGTTCAATGTACCACAATTGCCAGCCTTCTAATAATTTACTGCAACTATGATGCTTTGTATAGTTCTTAGTGACAGTCTTTAAGAACTCGCTGAAAACTATGCTAGGTTGATCTATAGTATCTAACGGCTCACATTTTTCCATCAATACTGCTGGCACATCGGGAAATTTCTGCTTTACCGGTACAGTAGTCGAACAGCCGGCTAGCAATAAAATGCAGAGGGTTGTGCAAAATAGCAGTAGTTTTTTACTCATTTCTTGTCCTCTGGTGGAGCCTCGTTTTTAGCAGCCATGTTATGTGCTTTGATAGCGATCTCAGGCACAGTACAAGTGTTATCAAAGACTTTGACTTCTCTATCTATATATTCGATTACTTTGTCGCCCTTGACCTTGATTACTTGCTTTTGAGTGATTACTTTTTCAACGATCTCTGTATTGACTACAGCCGATTTGGCCTCGGCCTCAGCGACCTTGACTTCCATCTCTTTGACCCTCAGTTCCCATTTGGCTTTTTCTGCTAATCCACCCTCTAGATAGACACCTAGAGACAACAATATTAGGCTTATTATCTGTATGGGTAGTTTGTATTTGCTTACGAACGGTATAAAACCAAGCACGAAACCCGCTATAGTTCCTACTACGCCTGCTAGGAATATGAGATGAACCACGAATTCTGGTAACCAGTTGATTATCCACATAATGATATTTATGCGATAAATACATTTAGGAGTCTAGAAATATGGCCATTCAAATTATAAATGTAGGTACATTGCCCAACGATGGTGAAGGTGATCCGTTAAGAACGGCCTTCCAAAAAATCAATAATAACTTTGCTTACCTACAGCAAACAAGCACTAATATCGCTAAAACAGTGACGTTGAATGATGCTCCTAATCAGGCAATTTTCGAATATCCAGCAGACGAATTCACTATGGGACTGTTTCAGATCAAGAGTTATCGTGACGATAATAACGACAGCCAAATGGTTTTTATCGGGGCTGAGATATATAACGATCTATCAAATGTCAAGTTTACTGTTTATGGAATAACTAACGTAGGCAATTGGTTGACTCAATATGGTATGGATGTGTCAGGTGGCAACGTTAGAATATTAGTAAGTCCTATACAGGATGAAGTCATCACGCACTTTATCAGTTATCAAATAACATATGAAGGTGATTTAGGCATGGGTGTTCCTATGATATCAGAAAATGGCAATGGATTAGTTACTGAGACCGGAAACGTGTTCATCACTACAGAAAATTAAAATGCGAGCAAGAGAATTTCTAACAGAGCAAGAATTGAGTGATGTCCACGATGGATTGGATGTCGCATTCTTGTCGCTACCGTATACGTATATGATACCTGAACTAAGCAACAGCAACTTCTACGATATCTATCGTTTCGGAGTAGCGATAGCCGCAGTTCGCGGTGAGGGTGGTAGTGAAGATAAAGTGCAGGATAAAAACAGACCTAAGTTTCGTCCTGAAAGTAAGTTAGGCAAGCATCCTACAGTAAGTAGTTTTGATCCTAATGTAGGCAAAGTCATAGATCAAGCATTAGCAAAAGTAGACAGACATGGTAAAGTAGCAGTAAGCAGTCCAGGTAGTGAAGAGATGAAAGACACTAACAAAGGCTCGCCGGTCAAAGCATTCAAAGGTTATCCAAAATGAGAGCCAAAGAATTTGTAGCAGAAAGAAAAGTAGGTAAAATCAGTCAAAGACATCAGCAATCTACAAGAGGATTACATGTGTTTGCTGATAGTAACTATGATAGAACATATGACTTGAACCGTGTCATGATGGCAGTAGCAATTACTGACGGGACATTTATTCCTGAATTAGATCAAGAAAGTTGGGCCGGCAAATATAATACAGCACATGCCTATACCGAGACTGAAGCCGACATGCTTAAGGCAGCATACAAATCAGCCGGAATAAAATACAAAGACTTGAATAATGGCGATATGGATAGTAAAGAATTAGATAGCACAAATATTAAAAGTCCCATAAAGCCATTCAAGGGCTATAAAAAATAATCTACTAGTATTTTGAGAATAAGTATTGTTAAATCAACATAGGATTTAACATGCAAAATTTAATCGATATCAATCAGACACTAGACCTAGTCAAACTCAAACTATACAACGAGTGGCTTTACACTGCCCATATCTATGATGAGGGCGACAGCAAGATGCATGAAGGCTTGACGACCAAAGTTGTAGAGCAATACATCGACCCATTAAACTTACCTAAAGACGCTAAGATTCTTGATCTTGGATGTGGCCCGGGCTACTTCTTAGACGAGATGAAAAAGCGCGGATACACTGACTTGACTGGGGTCACATTGAGTCCTGGTGATATCAAGATTTGTGAGGGCAAAGGCCACACTATCAAAAAGTACGATCTAAGTTTCATACCTCAAAGAGACGGGTACTATGACGAGAGTGTAGACTTTGTATTCCTTCGTCATGCATTAGAGCATAGTCCATATCCTATCTTTAGTTTGATGGAATATAATCGCATATTAAAGCAGGGTAGCAGAATATACATTGAAGTTCCTGCCCCGGCTTGTGATCGCAAGCATGAATATAATCTAAACCATTATAGCATTTTAGGACAAGACCAATTGATCGCGTTATTGCAGAGAACAGGGTTCCGTATTGATATCTTCCAAGCAGTTGAATTTGGAATTGCTATACCTAACGTCACTAATGACGATGGTACTCCTAAGGAATTCAAAGAGAAGTATTTCTGTATCGTAGCAACTAAAGATCGTCCTCTAGACATCAAGTAATAAGCCCTTTAACGATAAATACTCTCATAGATTAATTTTTTATGAGAGTATTTTTATGGCTACACCAGATCCAAGTAACGTTGCACCGTGGTATTTACGCAACATTAACCAAGCGTTAGCATTAGACGAAACGTCCGGAAACGTCTATGTACGCACGGATGTACAGATTGCAATTGCACTTGCCGTAGCATATACAGCAACCAATGCAGATTTGTTGTGAAAAATGGGCTGGAAAGAACTTACTAACTAAGAATAATAAGGTGAGAAAAAATGAAGAAGTTTTTGATAATTATACCATTGATATTATTAGCAGGGTGTGAATTTAAATACCGCTATGAATGTCAAGACCCTCAAAATTGGGGGAAAGAGATGTGCAATAATGATGTCTGCAAAGCAGAAGGTGATTGTGCAACTGATCTTTTAGGATTCACTCCTACAGTAGCCGAACAATTTAAAAAAACAAATGGCGAACCTGAAGCACCGGGCTTTGCGAGAAAATTTAGTAAACCGGCTGACCAAAGTATAAGTAATAGTGGAGATTGCAAACCTTCTGAGAAGCCGAAATTTAAGCCCTTTAATTCTACAGTACAACAAAATACATTTAAGAACAGTCAACAGAATAATTCGAATCCAATGGACCCAATAAAAAGACCTAAAGCAGAAGAGATGGTAGGACAGATAGAAGAGGTTGAAAGACCACTAACTATGAATACGATTGTTGAGACCTCAGGTCACAACAGTGCAACAAAAATTAACAAATGGTAAGAGGAAATTATGTTTAGCGGAAAAAGATATACAGAAGCAGAATTACAAGCAAGAATGCGATTCATAATCGGTGTTCTTCTTGCTATGACATTGACAGGTATCGTATTTGTAGTATTATACTCATTGATCTTTGTCACACAACCATTAGGTGGTCAAGCACCAAACGATGCTGAGTTCTTTAAACTCATCACACCTATAGCAACATTCTTGACAGGTATATTGTCGGGTATCATGTTAGGTAAACCTAATTCACATGATGATCAACAAGAACAACCTGAATTAGGTCCACACAAAGAACCTATGATGTTAGATGATGACAAGGATCATATAGCATGAGTTTAAAGGCTTTACAAGAAAAAGTAGGTGTAACAGCAGATGGTGCCTGGGGTCCAGGCACTTTCAAGGCTGCTATGGCTTATTTTGAATTGAGCCCAGCAAGAGCCGCACACTTCTTTGCACAGACTGCGCATGAGAGCGGTGGATTCAAAGCGTTCAGCGAGAATCTAAATTATAACGCAGCCGGATTACGATCAATATTCGGAAAATATTTTCCTGACGATTCAATAGCAAATCGTTATGCGAGACAACCTGAGTTAATTGCTAACCGTGTATATGGTGGTCGCATGGGTAACGGTCCTGAAAGTTCAGGCGATGGTTGGTTATATCGTGGTCGAGGTGCACTACAGTTGACCGGTAAAGATAACTATTATGCCTTTGCACAATTCTGCGGCAGACCAGATGTGATGAGCAATCCTGACATTGTTGCTACAGAATTAGCATTTGAAAGTGCATTCTTTTTCTTTGAGAGAAATAAATTATGGGCTATATGTGATCAAGGCGTGAGTGATAATGCTATATTATCATTGACTAAGCGAATCAATGGTGGCACTCATGGACTTGCTGATCGTAGCGAGAAAACAAAAAAATATTTTATGTGGACAGCAGGTGCAAGTCCTGTCGTGGCAGTTTCCGCTCCTTCAAGACAAGATGATGACGAAGAAGAAAATACTACAAGATCGGAAAAGTTTTCAGTTACGCCTGATATGCAGTTAAGCGAGCATTTCAACTTAAGAGAGTTCACACGCTCCGAGACTGCTATGCGTAAAGGAATAGATAACACACCGGGACCAGTACATGCAAAAAATTTACAAAAAGTTTGTGAGAACATACTTGAACCAGTTCGTAATAACTTCGGTCGCCCTGTTCGTGTTAACAGTGGCTATCGCGGCCCCGCTCTTAATAAAGCCGTCGGCGGAAGTAGTAAATCTCAGCATTGCAACGGAGAAGCAGTAGACTTTGAGATAGACGGATTGCCTAACCCGGAGTTAGCAAAGTGGGTGAGTGATAATTGTGAGTTCGATCAGATCATATTAGAGTTCTATAATCCTAAAGAAGGCCCTAACAGTGGTTGGGTACATGCTAGTTACTGTGAAGGGAACAACCGCAGACAGATATTGACTGCTGTTCAAGAAAACGGAAAAACTGTATACAAGCCGGGTTTCGTTGTATAAAATACTAAATAATAGAGAGGACAATATCATGGACATGACTCAATTAACACAAATAAGCAATTCAAGTTCGGGTATCGACGGACATTTAGCCAGAAGAATTTTGTCTGCTATTAACGGAGTAAAGAACAACACTTTGACTATTCCTAAAGCCAGATATCATGTGAGACAATTAATGTTTACATTTGGTAAAGAAGATTTTGATAATAAAAATTATATTATTGATGCTGTAAAACATATCTTAGATAGGCAAACGAATATAAGTTCTTTATGACTTGAATAGTTCATAAATAAATTTATGAACAACGGATCAACTCTTATAAAAGATCCATATACTAAAACCGTCTTTAGTACAGATAAAGAACTTGACGATTTTGTGAAGTGCTGTGACCCTGAATTAGGGTACCTGTACTTTATGGATAACTTTTTTTACATACAACATCCTACTAGAGGTAGCATGTTGTATCATCCCTATAAGTATCAAGAACGATTGATCGATACTTATCACAAGTACAGATATAGCATAGCACTCATGCCTAGACAGAGTGGTAAGACAACAAGTGCCGCTGGATATCTGTTGTGGTATGCGATGTTTGTCCCTGACTCAACTATTCTGATTGCCGCACACAAATATGCAGGTGCGCAAGAAATCATGCAACGCATACGATATGCTTATGAAGCATGTCCTATGCATATCAAAGCAGGTGTAGCGACATACAACAAAGGATCACTATTCTTTGATAATGGTAGCCGTATCGTATCAGCCACGACAACTGAAAATACTGGTCGTGGTATGTCTATCTCATTGTTATATCTTGACGAGTTCGCATTCGTAAGACCAACAATCGCAGAACAGTTCTGGACTTCTATCACACCGACTCTAGCGACTGGTGGTAAGGCTATCATTACAAGTACCCCAAACAGTGACGAAGATCAGTTCGCATTGATATGGAAAGGTGCTAACAAGACAGAAGATGAGTTCGGCAACAAGACAGATGTAGGTGTAAACGGATTCAAATCATATAGATCATATTGGAACGAACAGCCCGGGCGTGATGAGGCGTGGGCCGAACAGATGAAGAGTCAGTTAGGTCTTGATCGTTTCAACCGAGAGATCGGTTGTGAGTTTATTATCGCAGATGAGACATTGATCAATCCTAATACACTCATACAACTTGAAGGTGTGGAACCATTAAGTCGTATGGGACAAGTACGTTGGTACAAGAAGCCTACCAAAGGTAACATCTATGTTGTAGGATTAGATCCAAGTCTTGGTACTGGTGGTGATCCTGCTGCCATACAGATTTTTGAAGCGAACACTACTACACAGATAGGTGAGTGGAAACACAATAAGACAGAGATTCCGCAACAGATTAAACTATTAGCAGAAATCAACAAGTATATCGTAGAATGT